ATCTATAGATGCGACTTTCTTATGTTGATAACTCCAACTTGGAAAAGACTCCATCCAATTCGCATGATAATGTGTTGCTCCATCTGTGATGTCAATCAAAATTCGTTTTTGATATTTGTGCATCACAAGACTTGCTAGATCTTTTGCATCTTCCCATGTTCTGCCAGGATTTGGATCATCCCCCCGGCCATCGCAGTACCATGAAAATTGACACATATCCCTTAAAGGAATCCATTCTTCTATTTTTGCATTATACCGATGTTTGCCCTCTTTCACGACTTCACATACACTATTAGGATATTTCTTTGAAATAGTCCTATTGAGTGTGACATTCGCCACCGCCAGCTTCCCTGCTGTACTTTCCACACCGGCCTCAAAGTAGATATTCTTCGCAAGACATTCAATATCTCGGTTTGAGTATCTAATATAATTGAGAGGTTTTACTGGTTTGAAGTAGTAACCGCCATTGTATTCTTTCGTATCAGTGACATTACTATTCGTTGGTGTGGTAATGAGTAATATAGATAAAAGAGCAAGTAGAAATTTTCCTACTCTAACCATATTTGTACCTTTGTTTGGTTAATCATTCATATCAACAAAAAAACATAAAAAACTAATTTCAACCAAATTGTAGTTATATTTATGTCCTTTTAACCTTCAACAACCGCTTCCTTTTTGGATTTGGTTGGTTTTTCCTCAATATCTGGAAGAAGATCTGGCCACGTATCCTTGACCAATTTATATGAAAGACCCTTATATGTTATCTTTTTGTCCTTCATTGCAATAATAAGTTTTGCATCTTTGGAGTCAAGTCTTTCTAATAACTGAACAAACATTGCTTCCCTTCTCAACATCGGAAGTTCATGTGGACTTGGACTAATATAGTAATCCAATTTCTTCACTTCATAATGAAGAGATGAATCTCCTGCCGTATCGTTGGGAGTATATGGTGGAGATCCTGCTGGAATTTTCCATTTTACGTCTGGATGATAATTCAATTGCAATATTGCTTTGAGTGCAAAGTTATCTCTATCCAACAAAATTTGTCTTTTTTCTTCTCTTGTTTTGGCCTTACCTACCAGTTCAAGAGTTTCAACTACATTCACTTCTGGCATTACATATCTCCTGTAAATTGTTTATCTGTCATTGCAATAGTTCCTGTTTTTATATATTCTCTATTTTCTTGAGTAGCATATTCTGTCTCATCCAAACCTTTAGTCCATACCATTTTGATGTCTGGATAAAATACTCCTACAGACCTTTTAGGAGTTCCGTCTGAATGATATGCCATTGCTACACATCTTGGAACAACCTTGTGTTCTTCATTTTTTCCGGCAAACATAGCAATCCAATCACCAGTTTTAATATAATGTTCACACATACGAATATATGCTTTCTTTGCATCTGCTTGGTTTGCGGCCTTCTGTTTATCTTGTGGAGTGTTCCTTGTTCCCCTAGATTGTTTATTGAATTGAGCAATAAGGTCTTTAGATTCTCTGATCCATTCCTTCACATTCTTGAAAGAATATATGTCATCATCTGGAAGTGCAAGGACTGCTTTACTGACATTTTTGTACTCGGCAGGTTTCCTCTTCTTACGCATTTCAATCATACGTTGACGGAGAGCCTCTCTCTGTTCTTCCGTAATTTTACGAGTACGTTTAACCTTCATTGGTTTTCGTTCAACTGTCACTTTCTTCTTTGCCATTATGATTTTTTCTCCAAATTGGATTTTATAGTTGATAACATCATCTCCCATTGCTTCGCAGTAGTTTCAATGTCATAGTGCATATCAAAATATTGCTTCTGGACAGCAAGTCCACCTTGAACTGGTGCTTCCCAAAAGTTATCAATTGCATCTTTCAGTACAAACGCAAACTTTCTTGCGTGTTCCACTTTATCATGAACATAACCATACATCCATGCAAAGTTTGCACAAGTTTCGGGTAGTACTGCAAGATTCGGACATACTACGACACATCCTGCACTCATTGCTTCAATCACAGAAATACAAGCGGTTTCTGCATAAGTGTTTGGATATGCGAGTATATGTGTTTTCTGAAGAGCCTCACGTATCTCTTCATTTGAAACTGTACCATGATAATTAACATTCGGTGTATCTTTACAAGCATCATACAATGGTTTATATTCATCATCTCTTGATCCCCATCCGTATATTTTAAAACTTGAATATATGTCTAATTCAACATTCTCTAATTTCATTGCACGAAATGCACCAATCAATACATCCAATCCACGATGTGGTGTAGAGATATATGCAAGTCTTATCGGCCCGTCTTTGGGTTTTGTGTGTATCGGAATAGGTTCAATTGCATTCTTGAGAACTACACTTTTTTCATATTCTACACCAAGATCAAGATGATATTTCTCTAATGACCAATCGGAAGGAAATACAAATCGTTCAAACTTGTCTCTCTCCCTTTCTTCTTTTAAAAATTGAACTTCTGGATCTCTTGATGTATCTTGAAACCAGAGGATTCTTGGCTTATCTTCTAACTCACGAACTCTGGAAAGAATCACTTGGAAGTGCCCCCATAAGTCCTCAGGCACCCTCTCCTTGACTCTTTGATATATCAACTCACTTCCACCCTTTGCGTTCTTTGATGCTTCTACAACATCTTCGCTCACAGATGGTGGATTTACTGTAATGGTTTGATTTTCTTTTTGTTTTTGTTTCTGATTCTTGTTTTTAATCTTTTCTATTTTAGAATCATCAAACACCATTAAACTCATTCTGGCTCTCCAATCTTATCAAGGGATTCAACTTTTTCCAAAGCTTCCATTGCTTCTTTATGGGATTTGTCTTTTTTAAATAGATTTCGGATCTTTTCAAAGAGGGATTTAAACATAATTTTCCACTTACTTTATTATATTATAACAGATTGATTATATATTGTCAAGTTTTTTTTAAAATAAACTATACTGCTGGATTCCATTAAATTTGTGTGCAAGGAAACCATCTTTCCAAACTTCCACATCTTTACCACGTTGTTGCATAACGACTGCTTCATTTAATGCATCATCTAAATTATATTTTACTACTTTATTATCTTTTGTTTCAACCGAATACGTACTATGCAAGTTGGGGGATTGCATTTTGCTCCTATGAGTAGAATCCTGTCCTGCATATGTAATATGCATCTACAATATCAGAAACAGGGTTAGAAATTTTGGTTGATTTGGGAGACAATTCCTCTTTCAAATCAACATGAGTTTCGGACAAAAAAGTATCATACATCAATTCTTTATTGGCATTTCCCTTTCCTGTTGCGTGTTTCTTAATTACTGTAGGTGGTATTGTAACATATTTAAATCTTGCTTCCTGTAGTTTGTATTTGAGTACTCCAACATTTTCTGCAATATGAAAAACTCTTCCAGTTGCAGCAAATGCGTAATCCTCTAGATATATCTCACTAACTCTCCCATTAAACCACCGAATACATTCAACGACCCAATTTGCAAGTCCTGTATATCTTTCCATTTCACATGAATATTTAGGATATTCGTATGCGTTGAACATCTTAAATGTATCTTGCGATTTGGTCTGTTTTATAAAATGAAATTTACAATCTTCAAATTTAATTTCTTTGTTAATTACTTCGGCCACACATATTGCAGGAGAAGTTAGAGAATAATCAATTCCTGCAACATATTTACAATTCTTCTTCTTCGTCATAATACGGCTCCATTAATATCCCACAAAACGCACAATGAAATGCGTGTTCTTCTGATGTAATATCATCTGGATCGTATGACATGGAATACATTGCATTACAATTACTACATTCTATATCTGTTTCGACTTCCATTTCTCTCCAATTATAGGTCTACAATTTCACAACCGCCATCTGCCGAACAAGCAAGTTCCTGCGAACCAGCGGTATAATCTCGTTGTTCGTATTTAGATAATATATTCCAATCCACATCTTGTGGTATGTCTTTTAATAATTCTTTATAATCTTCTTCTGTACAATCTTGATAGGGTGCTTGTCTGTAGGTATGATCACTAAAAGGTAAGAATGATATACCACTAATTGCATCAAAATTATCCCATACCCATGCACCTACTCCCATCCATTCATTTTCTTTGACCGAAATGGTAACAGATGGTTTGTGTTCGCACCAATGTTCTTGATAAGTTTTCCACAATTGTAACTGTGTTATTGCAGACATATCTTTTCTGCAAATTGCATCTTTGGGACTTTCCATTGGAAATGAAAATACTGTAGTGTGTTCTGGTTTGGTTACATCTGGTTCATTAGGAAATCCTGCTTCTTTCATCATCTTACAAAGTGGATCTTTGTTATCTGCCCTTACTGTCCTAATATAAAAGGGATTATGACGAGCATGAATTCCACTTGCAGAATCAACAAGCTGAGACACAGTGCCACTAGGCTTAACACAAGTAATAGCTGCACTACGTTGGACACCCAATCGTTCAGACCACTCTTTGTTTGTTTCAACGGCCACTGTTCTAAGTTCATCCAATAATTTTTCCAGTCCTTTTTTGTTTCCATTTGTAAATTTATTGTCTAAAATTCCTGTTAAAGAGACACCTAAAAGTCTTTCTTCTGAGCAATTACGTTCCCATTCTTTTGTGAGGTATTTGAAATTTGTAAGGGTTGACTGAAACGTGCCAAGGATTGTTGCAGTCCTAACTTTCTTAGTAAGAGATTCGGGAGTGTCCCATCCTCTGACAACGACTTCCGA